AGTCGCCTAGGAGCGCGTCATTGCCGACGCTGTGCAGTGCCATGCCGACCTTGACCCATTCGTCGTAGTCATCAGCAATGGAGCTTGGGATGTTGGCGAGGTATTGACGAGCGCGTTCGGTGTCGTCGGTGGTGTTGGTGGGCAGCAGGGGCGGCGTTTCGATGGGCCGTTGCATCTGCTGCAGCAGCACGGATGGAGCGTCAGCGATGGGCAGATCACCAGGTGCGCGGCCATTCAGCCAGCGGTAAGAGCCAGTGATGGGGTGCTTGCCGATGACAACGGACTGGCAGCCGGTCCACCGCAGTTCGAGTTGCTCGCCCTTGATGCTGCTGCGGAGCTTGGTGGTTTTGATCTGATCCCAGAAGGGTTCAGGAACGCGATAGATGATTTGTAGGCGGCCATCACGGCCTGAGGTGACGGCCCATGATTTGGGCAGTTCGCGTAGTGATGTGCCGAGCGATTCGAGCACCTCTGAAGCGCCAAGGCCATCATGATCAACGAACAGGAGGCCACCGGATGGTGGGCCGGCTAGGACGCCAACGGCGACGGCGCGACCTGCTGATAGTTCGGATTCAATGCCGCGCTTGTTGAGTGGGTGCTTCTGCCATTCGGGTTGGTAGGGGCGTTTGTCGTTGCCGACTGCCACCAGGGCCCATGAGTCGGGTATGTCTTGCAGCTGATCGACGATGGTTGCCACAACGGCTATCAGAAGGAGCCGTCAGAGTGTGCGTTAGGTGAGCAAGGTTGGCAAGCTATCTCACGAGATCATTTGCGTCTTGAATTGAGCGTGCGATACCTGCGATGCCACCTGCTGCCGATACGGTGCGCTGCCATGCGTGCTGTTCAGATCGCACATGGCCCCGCTCGGTTTTGACTTCTATAGAGGTGAACACAGCCAGCTGCTGGCCGACCATCTCTGGGGTCACGGTGATAGTGCGCCAGCCGATCAGGTCAGCGGAGCCGCGGGCCAGGCCGAACTGCACGGGCCGGCCGGTGCGGGGGTCAGGCAGTTGGCCGACCTGATTACGAAACAGGCGCAGATCAGTACGGCTACCAAGCGCAAGGCGTATTTGCTGCTGGAGGGTGGTCTCAGCGTTGGCCACTCATAGCAGGCTGGGCTGATCCATGATCGCAGGCAAATCGCGGTTACCCCACTGATCGCCCATGGCGTTAGCAATGCCTTGATAGGTACGTGAGCGTTCTTTCCAGCGGTCTGCTGCTGGTGGCATCATCAGCACTCGATTCTCGCGCCCGTCAACATGATTCGAAGGCCGCAGCTTTGGCAGGTTGTGCAGCCAAAGGCATGTGGCTTTGGTTTCGCCGTGACCGTGCTCCCATGGCTGGATGATCTGATCGGGCTTGCGGATGGTGGAGCTGATCACGCTGATGGGGTTCTCAATGCACCAGCGAGGGATTGGTGCTGCCATCAGTAGGCGTACGAAATCGAGAGCCTGATCAGTCAGGGCAGGATCACGTTTGCCTGATGTAGTGGCCCACATGCCACTGACGGCTAAGTAGGTGCAGGGTGGATGGGCCACCATCAGATCCCAGCCCAGATTTAAGACGTGCTCAACCGGCGCCATGAAGTGAGGGCCGGTCGCCTCTGTGGGCAACAGGTCACAACTCCAAGCGTCGTGACCGTGGCGCCTAAATGCCTCGCGCACGCGCCCGCTGTATTCACAGGCGACTAGGACGCGCATCAAGCAAGCGAGGCAGTGAAGTCTTTAAGGGCCTGCATGGTGGCTGTGCAGGCGGCTTCTGCAGCATGGCGTTCGGCGTCAGATGCGTTGCGCTGCAAGCAGTCGTGATAGATGCCGGTGGCGTGCTTGCGCTCAGCGTGCAGATAGCGGAGCTGTTGGATTTGAGCGGGGGTCATGGTCGGATGGCTTCGATCCCTCAATTATGCACCGTGGGCGGGGCATCTGTCAACGGTGGCCACGCGCCTGATGGATCCGGTACGCCCAGCCCGGACTGTAACCGCGATTCTTGGCAACCATTAGAAGATCAGCCAAGGTGCGTGCGCGGCCGACTTCGGATCGGCGTGCGTGGCGGTCCTCGAATTCGATCACCTTGGCGGTGCGTTTCAACTCCTGCAGCTCACCAGCGATCTGCTGGATCTTGCGTGATTTGATCGGCTGGCATTGAGCGCCACAGACCGGGCAGATCGGCGCGGGCTTGAATGCGGCAAAGCACTCCGGGCATGTACGTACAGATGGTGCTGGTGTGCCACGTGTGCAGCGCATCCGGTCATCAAGTGACCAGTCGCGTGGATCATCTGGGAAACCATGGCGCAGCACGTTGCCGACGTGATCGAGGATGATCGCGGCGTCTTTCCCAGGCGCCGGGCGCAGCACGCGGCCGACCTGCTGCAGGTAGAGGCCGAGCGATTGCGTGGGGCGCAGCAGGATGGCGCAGCTGGCGGCTGGCACATCAAAGCCTTCGCTCACCACGTCCACGGTGACCAGAACGCGGGTGCGATGAGCGGCAAAGTCTGCCACTACCTGATCACGGTCCTGCGTGCCACCTAGCAGCAGTTCTGCGGCAATCCCAGCTGTCTTGAATGCGTCGCACACTGAGACGGCGTGCTTTACGTTGCAGCAGAAGGCAATTGCCTGCTGGCCTGCTGCTAAGCGCTGATAGTGCGCGATGGCGTCACCTGTGACGGTGGGCCGATCCATAGCGGCCGCGGCCTGATCGTTGGCATAGTCGCCACCACGGGAGCGAATGCTTTGCAGATCAGCGACCACCGGCGGCGCATAGATCCGTGCAGGGGATAGGAATCCAACACCGATCAGATCGGCCACTGATGGGCCCAACACCATGGTGTCAAAGGTGCCGCGCAACCCGCAGCCATCCAAGCGGCATGGCGTGGCGGTCACACCCAGCCGGTAGGCATTGGGCCAGTGGTCAAGGATCCGCGCCCATTGGCCTGCAGTGGCGTGGTGGGCCTCATCGATGATGATCAGCCCCGGCTGCCAATCGATGCGGGCCAGCCTGCGGGCGAGCGTTTGCACGGATGCGATCTGCACCGGTGCATCTGTGGCAGGCACACCAGCGGCGATGATGCCGTGCTGGAGGCCGATCCATTGGAGCTTGCTGCTGGCTTGGTGGATCAGCTCACGGCGGTGCACCAAGATCAGCACGCGGTTGCCCTTGGCCGCGGCCGATTGGGCGATGGCAGAGAAGATACAAGTCTTGCCGCCACCCGTGGCCAGCACCAGCAATGGCGCTCGCGCACCTGATCGGTAGGCATTGCGCAGATCATCAATGGCGCGTTGCTGATAGGTGCGGAGTTGCATCTTGACGGATCTGCCGCATTTGCCCACAATTATTGCAGTCGCCACAACCTATGGACAACGCCCACTATCACGCGCATCCCGCTGTCTCAAAGTCTCACTTGGATCTCATCGCGAGATCACCGTTGCACTATTGGGCGCGGTATCTCGATCCCAATCGGGTGACGCCTGAGCCCAGCCCGCAGATGCGCCTCGGCACTGCGCTGCACACGCACGTGTTGGAGCTGAGCCGATGGGATCAGGAGATTGCCGTGGCTCCTAGCGATATCAACCGCCGCACCAAGGAAGGCAAGGAGCAATGGGCCGCTTTTGAGGCCGATGCCAAGCGCAAAACCGTGATCACCGCCGACGATGCCGAGGTGGTGATGGCGATGGGCCGCAGCATCATGCGGCACCCTGGCGCAGCAATGCTGCTGGGATTGCCCGGCAAGGCTGAAACAACGCACATGTGGACGGACGCCACCTATGGGTTGGAGTGCAAGTGCCGCCCTGACTGGCTCACGGATGACGGCAGCATCATGGTGGACCTCAAGACCACCCGCGATGCCAGTCCGCGTGGGTTTCGTCAGAGCATCGCTTCATTCAGATACTGGGTGCAGGCCGGCTGGTACATGCACGGGGTCCAAGCTGCCACCGGCAAGCGACCCGATCAGTTCATCTTCATCTGTGTGGAATCAACCGCGCCATATGCCGTGGCGGTCTACGCCGCCGATGCGGAGATGATCGAGCGCGGCCACGATCAGGCCATGCGCGATTTGGCGAAATTGGCGGTTTGCAAGGCCGCTGATCACTGGCCCAGCTACAGCGAGCAGATCGAAACGATCAGCCTGCCGGGGTGGATGACGGGCCAGGCTGGGCAGCAACAGCAGACCACTGAGATCGAGACCTATTGATGGAATCCACAGCACTCACCACCACCACCAACGGATCGGTGTTCAGCGGCATCCAAGCCTTCGAGGACGCCCAACGGATCGCCAAGGCCCTTGCCAGCAGCACGTTGATTCCGCCTCAGTTCCAAGGGCAGCAGGGTTTTGCCAACTGCCTGGTGGCGCTTGAGATCGCCAACCGGATGGGCATCAGTCCGTTCTTGGCGATGCAACACCTGCACGTGATTCACGGCCGCCCTAGCTGGTCAAGCAGCTTCATCATTGCGATGGTCAACGGCTGCGGCAGGTTCAGCCCGCTGCGGTTTGAGCTGAGCGGCACTGGCGATTCCCTTGCCTGCTATGCGGTCGCCACTGACCTTGCCAGCCAGCAGGAGTTAAAAGGCCCAACGATCACGATGGCGATGGCCAAGCGTGAAGGATGGGCCACCAAGAGCGGCAGCAAGTGGGCCACCATGCCTGAGCTGATGATCCGTTACCGGGCCGCCGCTTTCTGGGGCCGACTGTATGCGAGCGATTTGCTCCTTGGTATGCAGAGCCAAGAGGAGGTGCTCGATGTGCAGCCTGTCACGGTGACAGAGACAAGCGTTGCTGATCTCAATGCCACCATTGCCGCCAAGGCCGAGCCGCAACCGGAGCCAGTGTCTGATGAGCTCTTCTGATTACTTAACGGCCACGCAGTTAGCAGATCGTTGGGGCATCCACCCGTCAACACTTAAGCGCTGGCGAGATTGCGGCAAGGGCCCCGCTTACTTCCGCACTCCCGGCTTCGTGCTCTACCCCTTGGCCGAGGTGGAGCAATACGAACAGGCCAACACCATTACACACGAGCAACCATGACCTTTTCCGTTAACGGCGCACTGTTCAAGCAATCCGAAGCCGACTGGCAGAAACGGATGGGCGATAAGTTCCAGGCTGGCAAGAACTATCCCGAGTTTGATGGCGTGCTGAATGTGCCTGCTGATCAGGCTTATGCGTTGGCGCAGTATCTGATGAACGCTGATCCGCAGGGTGAGCGCAACGAAATCCCTGTGCGGCTGAGCGGTTGGGCCAAGACCGCCAACAGCGGCGTGAAGTATCTCAGTGTTGTGGCCAAACCCGACTGGAAGACGCAACAGGCTATTGAGGCCAAGGATGCGGCTGAAAGCCTGGCTCAGGCAACTGATGGCGCTGTGGTCGACGTGGTGGACGCTGATCTCTTCTAACGGCCCATCAGCTCACATTCGAGCCGAGCGATCTCGTTGACGGCCTGCTGCAGCAGCTGCTGCTGGTAGCAGGCTTGTTTTAGGAGTGCCGCGGCCATCGGGCCTGCATCCTTGCTGGTTAGCAGGGTGCGGGCTTGTTTTTCGATCTCAAACTGCTGTTCTGCTGATAGCTGGACAGCCATCCACTCACCGAAGTTCATGGTGCCATAGTGGTGGTGTACACATGCACGTTAGCGAAGCTGTGAAGTGCCCCCAATGCGGCAGTGACGAAATACGCGCAACCTATACCAACGGCCACGATGCCGACCGTGTGGTGAGGCAACGCCGATGCTTGGCTTGCCAGAATCGCTGGTATACGGCGGAGCTAGCGGTGAGCTTGGCCGTGGTTGGTTGGGAGCGCAAGGAACCAAACAGCAAAAGTCTGCCGGTTCTGCGGGTCCCGGTCGAGCTGGCAGTGGGCAGCGACGCGGTGTAACGGGATATGACTGGCCACCCTTGACGTGCACCGTATAAGGGGCATAATGGCCACACGAGGGGAGCGGCCCACTCGCAAAACTCAACCGCCGCGGAACGGATCACACGACGCGTCACCACGAGATCAACACGGCCCGACTAAGCCCGCACCGCCGGTTGGCCTGGCGCAACAATCCACCCACACCATGAAACAGGCACTCACAAGCGACTGGGGGCCGACTCTTTACCTATGGACTGCTCAGCTCGCAGAAATCGTCGTGACCGTGTACGTCAGCGGTCTAATGCTCGGCGCATGGCTGCATCGCCTCAACGACCGCATCGCACGGATGGTCGCATCATGAACGCGATCAACAACGCCATCTGTTGCCTGATCGCGGCCAGTGTGTTCGCCATGATCGGCATCGAGTCCGGCGCACATCACAGCCCCACCCACTCCGGCACGCAGCAGGTGGTGCGGCATGACTGAACGCCGCTTCTACTTCACCATCAAAGCCGCCAATGTCTTCGAGTCCATCACGGCCTGCAGCCTGACTGAGGCCAAGCTGATCGCTGCTGATACTTGGCTGGAATGGTGGTCGCAGATTGAATGGCTCAACCCTGAACAGGAGCCCAGCAATGGCTGATGTAACCGGAGCGCTGCTGCAATGGCGCACTGATGAGACTGAGCTAGGCAACTATGGCGAAGGCGTCAGCCGGCCACGCCACAATGCACGCGTCAAGGATTTCACGGTCTTGGTGCGATTCCCGCAGGTGCGCCCCATCAAGTGGTACACCCGCGCCGAATCCAAGACCGCAGCCGCGAAATACGCCCGCAATCGCTGGCCCCATGCCATTGCCGTGGAGGTGCTGTGAGCGACATCCGCCAACGGTTAGAACAACTGCTTAGCGACACCGGCGCCTACCGTCAGGGTCGGCAGGATGAACGCGAGCGACTCCAGCACCTGATCGATATTCGCATTGATCAGCTGCATTGCATCGCTGGCATTCGCAACCGGCAGCAGCTTTGCGCTGAGCTGCTGCAACTCCGACAAACGCTTGAACCATGAACGCCACACAGCTTGACCAGCAACGCGCCGACATGATCGATGCGCTGTACGAACGCAGTGGTCGCACCTGCGGCACCTACACCGGGCTGTGGGAAGAATTCTGCCGCGATATCGCGGCCAACTTCCGCGACACGTCATACCCCGAGATGCTCGCCCGCGTGGTGCGTGCCATGGATGCCACTGAATCGGTGATGACGCAAAAGCAAGCGCAGCAGGCCATTGAGGTGTGCCGCCAGCAGCTGCTGGGAGATAAGTGGCGATGAGCGTTGAGCTGATCCATTGCACGCCTGATGCCGAGGCGCTGATCGTGAAGATGGCCAGGGTCAGCAACCCGGCCAATGCCGATAATCAGGCGACAGCGCCAAGGCTGCTGCGGTATCTGATCCGGCATCGGCACTGGTCACCGTTTGAGATGGCCAACCTGTGCCTGAAGATCGAAACCGAACGCGACATTGCGGCGCAGATCCTGCGTCACAGGTCGTTCAGTTTCCAAGAGTTCAGCACTAGGTATGCCGAAGCGCAGCGGCCAGTGATTCCGCGGCTGCGGCGTCAAGACGTAACCAACCGGCAGAACAGCGTGGATGATCTGCCTATTGATCTGAAGATTGAGCTGTTGAATCGCATCGGTTCGTTGTACCAAGACGCCACCAAGCTCTACGGCGACATGCTGATGGCGGGCGTTGCCAAGGAAACTGCCCGCCGCATTTTGCCCCTCAGCACTCGCACCACGCTCTATATGCACGGCACGCTTCGCTCTTGGCTGCACTATTTCGTTGTGCGCTGCGGGCCAGAGACCCAGTTAGAGCACCGCGAGATCGCGCTGGCCGCGCGTGAGATCTTCACCGAGCAGTTCCCTGTCATTGCTGAGGCCGCTTTCAATGACTGATCCAATCAATCCAGACCATTACCGCCGCGGCCCAGTGGAGGCCATCGATGTGATTGAAGCGGCGATCACTGACGCGCCGCACATGGTGCCTGCCTATCTGCAGGGCCAGGCGTTGAAGTATCTGCTGCGCATCTGGTGCAAAGGTCACGCGCTTGAAGACGCCCGCAAGTGCCGCTGGTATATCGACCGTCTGATTGCCAAACTGGAGGGATGATGCACCAGCTGCCTGGCCTGAATCTGATTGAACGCCTTGCGTTGCGGATCCTCACGCGCAGCAAGCGCACGGGTCTGGTAGTGGTCAAGCCTTACGGCTACTCATGCGTATACGTGGCAGCTGATGGCACGGATCCGGTCGCTGCGTATGTCACGGATGGGCCTGAGGAGCCGGCCAGCATGACGCTAGAGCGGATCTTCCATCAGCCGGCTTACGGGGAGGATGAATGATCAGCCTGCACGCTGGCCGTTTGCTGCTGGTGTGCAGCCGTTCTGATCGCAACTGGCACGCTCGTGTGGTGCTCGGCCCTAAGCCTGAACACCAGCTGGAGATGGACACTGGCACGGTGCACCTGCAGACGGCGCTCATTAAGGCGCAGCAGATTTATCAGGCAGCACGCAATCGTATCCGCCCCGCTGATGGGCCAATGATGTGCTGGGATTGCCACTACTGGGAGATGCGCCACCAGGCGTGCGGCCTGGAGTTGCCAGAATCAAAACGTAGTGGCGGGCGTTATGCGTCCCGCTGTGAAATGTACGAACGTGCCACGTGAGTGGGCCACACCTGTACGCGCTGATTGGTGTCCGCTGATCCACCAGTCGCTGCAGGCGATTGATCGCCACAACCAGCTGTGGTTTGCCAGCAGAGACCCATTCCACCTGCAGCAGGCGCAAGTGCTGCGGGAGTATGTCGGCAGACTGAAGGTATGGATCCACCAGCAAGAGGCGCGGCAATGTTCGGACCAGAGGTGATCAGCCGCACAGATCGAGATGGCGGCTATATCGAGACGTTGATGCCAGTGCATGGCGAGGTGTATTACCGCAGCTGCGTGGGTGGCATCTGCCGCTACAGCTCGGATCTATGGCAGGCGGAGTTATATCTCGATCATTTGCTTGGCCGGTGATGCTACACGACGTGTTGATCTTGGTGGTGGAATATTGGGTGACGTGCCTGCTTGCGCTGTGGGTGTGCAGCAGGATCTTGCCGTAGCCTGACTGCGTTCCCGCTCTGCCTCGGCATCGGGCTGTGCAATGGGTTGGCCGGTGGCGGGTCCTCACGCGGTGCCCACCTCACCGCAGCCGGCCGCTGCGGTTCCGCCTAGCCCTCGAAAAAGGTCTAGGCCGAAAGCGTAGCGTCATCCTGCAGCCACTGCGCAATGGCCCATTCGCCTAATGCTGACCAGAAAGGCTGTGCGCGATACCAGTCCACCCAAGGCTTATGACCCTTGCTGCAGTTGCATCCCATGCAACAGGCGACCAGATTCGATGGTGTGGTAGTGCCGCCGTGCGCTTTGGGGATTACGTGATCAATGGTTGGGCTGCGGCCAAGATCTGCGCCGCAGTAGGCGCATTGATAGTTCCAAGCCAGCAGGATCTGATCACGCGCTGATCGCCGTGTGACCAGCCGCGTCTCATCAATCCGATGACGGTCCACACAGGTCTGGCGGGATGGGCACCGCGTTCACCTCGATATCGATGATGTCTTCATCGGATCGGATGAACTCAGCCATATGGCTGTAGATATCGCCCGGCAGATCATCCGCGGACGTGTTTGACCGTATGAACAGCTTTGCGTTGATCTCCAGGAAGTAGCCCTGCATGACCATGCGCCGCTTGGCATACGGTAGCGGTCGCCACTGCGTCTCATGAGACTGCAGAATTGCTACGGGATTCGGCGGCAGGATTCGCGCTACTGTCCCGCCATGCAATACATCCTCCGCATCGGCCCGTGGCATATCGGGCCTTTCTCCACCCATCAGGCCGCTAGCCACTTCGCTGAGAGCCATGGTTGCGACGATTACATGATGCTGCCGATGGATGATCCAGCCGAAGCGCCAGACAAGATCTACCGGCTGCGCATGGCGCCGCTGTCGCACCCCATGAAAAAAGCGCCGGCGGCTTGACCGACGCTTGACACCTTGGCTTTCCGCGCCAACGCTAGCCCTTGCTGCTGGTCACTCCGAGATCGCAGTTATAGCGCCCTTTTTTGTCATATCCGATTTCAGGCTCGCCACTCACAAGCAAGAACTTCATTTGACCGATGCGAAGGCCCGGCCAAATCGGCAGGGGATGGAGTCTCCGTTGATTGCATAATTCCATGGTTAGGCGGCTGCCATACCAGCTCGGATCACACCAGCCCGCTTCAGCATGATCCCACCCCTCACGTGCGCGGGAAGACTTAAGCACGAACTGAGCGCCGACATGATGAGGCAGGTTGAAGATCTCCTGCGTCTCGGCTAGGAAGAACTCACCAGGCTGAATCCAGAATGGATCCTGTTGTGTGTGGCCATGCAGCTGCACTTTCTGCAGTTCCGCTGTGCTGGCAACCTCCATCATGATCTGGCCGCCGAGCGTCACGTCATAGCTGGCCGGGTTCAGCTGAGCTTCGTTGTATGGGCTCACCATTCCGTGTCGTTGGCACAGCCGGCGGATCTCGTGATCAGGTAACAGCACAGGCTCAGTTGTAATCCCAGCGGACTTTAGGTCTCCCAGCGCGAATGCCTAGATGGATGAACTGAGGAGCCGCATAACCAAGTGAATAGGGCCAGTTCTGGTCGCACCAACGCTGAACCGCCATCATGTCGGCGCCTTGAATCACGAAGTCCACAGCGCCGCAACCGGGCTTGTAAAGGTGCTCGCTCCCGCTGGCTCCGCCGACTGATCGATTGACGGCTGGTGGTCTGAAGCCGCTGGTGATGATGATTGGCTTTCCGCCAAATGCCGTCCTGGCACGCTCCAAAAATGCAGCCAGCTCCGCTGCAGTGTCTAGCTGGTACTGATGCTGAAACCGCCGCGCTTCCTGATCCAGCGCAAATTCTCCCAGCCTGATGTGCGGTGTGATCCGTGCATTGAATGGGCTGCTAGGGCGCAGCTTGGCAGTTTCGGGTTCAGCCGCGGCCTGATGCTGCCCCCATAACTTGCCTTCTGCACGGCGCCGCCTCAGCAGGCCAGCTTCCACGTTGGTGCCAGGGTTCCTGTACAACTCAAGCGCCGCTGGCACTGCAGCCCAATCACGCTCGCGCAGGCAGCGGCTGATCGTTTCAAATCCAGCGGTGCCGTAAAAGCCAGCGCCAAGGTTGTAGGCGAAGCTCACCAGCGCTGATCGCTGCTGATCATCCATCACCTTCCAGTGCGGGATGGTGGTGCGCAGCTTCTCAGCGATGCGATCCACCTCCAGCCGCAGCAGCATATCGGCCTCGATCACGTTGATCTTGTCGCCGCGCTTCACTGGCACGCCGCCGCTGTAGCGAGTGGTGCCATAGCCAATAGTCCACGGATCACCACCGCTAAGCGGATCGGGGTATGCCGAGAGATGGCAGCCCTCAAACTCCTTAATCAAGCTGATCGCGGCGCTTAGATCGCTTTGCTTTCCGCCTTGGCTCCACGTCTGAAACCAGTCTCGATCCCTGCGCATCACGGCTTCGTAGCCGTTGGCGGCCAGATCGGCCTCTAGCTGCTGAATCGCGGCGCTCTGGTGCGGCAGTGCCTTGTAATACCTGAACAGCTGCTGCAGGCTGATGGGCGCGTCGTTCGCCATGATTCAGCGGCGTTGCTTTGGGAAGGCCATCTGCAGCACCTTCACCAATAGCTGCACCCAGCTGTTGGACTTGAGCGGTGAGACTGCAATGATCTCGCTGCCTGCTGCAACGATGATGGCGATCACCGCAATGGTGGTTGCCTGATCCATGATCAGCACGATGGTGGACGTGCTTCCAACTTAGAGACGCGCTGCTCTACCGTCGATAGCCGGGTGAACGTCTCTTTCCGGTCTTCTTTGATATCGGTATGAAGCACCTCAAGCTGTGAAGCAATGTGTTCCACAGCTGAGGTAAGCCTGATTACCGCCTCGCGGGCCTCATCGGATTTACGGCTGAAACCAGCAGCACCCATGGCTGCAACTGAGATTGACGCGCCGGCAATGGCGGCAATGACTTCGATCATGGCGCCATGGGGCTACCCGTTCAGCTTACCGACCTTGCCCGCGCAGGGCTTTCTTCCCACGGCGACGTGGCCGTGAACGCTGCCCATAACCTTGACGGGTAGTCTTGGGTGGCCCGGATTGATGCTGCAGGGCGCCGGTGCCGGTTTTACTCTTGACTGCCATCTGCCGGCGCCTCAGTTACGGGTGAAGGTGCATAGGGATCAGCAGGCCAGCTGCTGTATTCCGGGCTAGTAATGAACGCTGCCAGCTCTTCGGTGGTGGTAGTGGCAGTGATGCCGCTAATTTTGAGTTCACATGCCAGACGCAGATCTTGGCGCCAGGCTTGGATCGCAGGGTCGATCACGGTGCCGTTATCTTGCTGGCGGATCACCATCCAATCGGTGGGGATGAGCAAGGTGCCAGCAGTGGTGCGCGTTTGTTGCGTCCACTGCTCGACCAGCTGGGCG